TGAAAGACAAAAAACATTTTACACAAAACAAAACACCGAAACCCTTTATGGGAATCGGTGTTTTTTATATTTGACTGATACAGTGTAGGAGTCGTTACTCCATTCATTGCACTAGGGATAGGACTTGGAACTTCGCTACCTTAGAATCGTCAAAAAAGAATAAGCATTTAGTAACTTGTGGCACTAAATGCTTTTTCTATTTAATATGTATAACATATATATTATAGAAAGGTTATACAATTATGATTATTGCAGGAATAGATTACAGTTTACGAAGCCCGTGCGTTTGTGTATTTGCGGGATTAAAAAACGAAACATTTAATTTTAATCGTTGCACCTTTTACTTTCTTACCGATACAAAAAAATATGCTACATTCTTTTTAAAGAATATTTACGGTGAAAGATTTCAAGATTGGAATCAAGACTTTCAAAGATATAAATCAATTGCAGATTGGACTATGGATAAACTTGCGGGGTGTGAACAAATTGCCCTTGAAGGATATTCGATGGGAAGTAAAGGTAAGGTATTTCACATTGCAGAAAACACAGGTGTGTTAAAATATAAAATCTATAACGCAGGTGTTCCTCTTGAAATTATTCCACCAACTTCTTTGAAGAAGTTTGCAACTGGCAAAGGCAATGCAGACAAAGATGTGATGCACCAAAAATTTATGAGGGAAACTGGAATGGATTTGAAATCTAAAATTACACCAGACAAAACAAAAGTCGGAAATCCAGTTTCCGACATTGTTGATTCCTATTATATTTGTAAGTTTCTATATGATAAAATTATTGAGAACTCTACTAGGAGTTAATTACTTATGCCAACCATTCTTAATCTTGATTTTAGAAATGATGTTCTTGGTTAAATTACTCGTCATTCGTGATGCCACTCCATCCTGACCAAAAATTGCTTTTCGTTCCTTATCAGAAAGTTTGTCTTTCATCGCTTCAACCAGTTGAACCACTTCCAACATTGCTTTCTCACTATTTTTACCGTTGAGTAGCATATATGCAACAATAACAACAGTCAATAAGAATCCACCGATTAGAACATACAGTCCTACCTGTGCAATTTCTTCCATGTAAAATTGTGATGCTGATGCAAACCCTACCGTCAAGAATCCAATTCCTAACAGTGTTGCACCAAGTTTCTTAGAAATCCAGAACATTACAAATGCACCACCAATGACCATTGCAAACCCTATTACAAAGAATAGTGTTATAGAATTATAAAGGTTTTCAAGTGCTTCTTTCCTAACCTCTCGGTCGGATTGTTCGTACTCTTTGACTAGTTCCTCTAGTTCCTCTATCTGACCAACTGCGGCGGCCACTCTGTTGTTTGCTTGCTCCAAATCTTCGAGTGACTCGTCTATCCTTACCTGTTCCTTTTGTGCATCGTCCACAGTTTCCTTGATTGCCTCTGCTGAATCCTCTATGCTCTCTAGAGTCGGGTCGATGTTGTAGTTGTGGTCGTCTGGAACTAGTGCGATGTCGTTCAGAATCGAATTCGCTTGGTCGTCTATCGTTTCCAAGTCGTTCCCGATTACTTCTGATGCGTTCGTTATCTCGTCCGTCTGTTCTCTCTGCTCCCTTACGGAATCCACGACTGTGGTTGAAGTGTTCGCTGGTACTTCTTTGTTCACCTCTTGGAACATCTCGCATCCTGTGGTCGATATCAACGATGCGAACATTATTGCGGTTATCATTATGTTTTTCATTCTTTACCTCCGAATCTGCATATGCACTCACACATATTAAACTAATTATTAATATCATTAATGTCTTCATTTCCTATCCTTTTTTCTTTTTTTATATTTATGAAATGCTTTAATTATTTCTCTATATTTTCCTACCCCTTTTTGGTCGGGGTTTATTTTAATTTTACCTTGCTTTCTCTGTTTGGTAACATCTGCTGCCATTGTCAGGGGACTGTCGTGTTTGTCAAAGGTTTTTGACAGGGGACTTTCGGAAAATTGTTTAAAGGATTTCATTACCTTGCGCGTCCGCGGGCACTTGGACCACTCAGAGGTCCTCTATTTAGTCTTCTTTGTGCTTTCCCAAAACCCTGTATTCTTTGTATTGTCTTGCCAGACTGTTGTTGTCCTCTGATGGACTGGTCATGGGCTTTCTTCATATAACTTTTCAAAGTTTTCTTGGTCAAACCTGTTTCATCGGATTCATTCAACCCAAGTGCTTTTGCCAGTGCTTTTGCCCAATGGTCAACACTTGCACTGATAATTTTATCGCTGATGTTACCGTAAGAGATGTTACTCTTATCTTTGATATTTGCTTTGGGGTACATGACATCAAGCATCATCTTACGAAGTTTGTTATCAATATTATCCGACATTACCATAATGAATCGAGTCTTACCACCCTTTGACTTAACAGTGAGTTTACCTTTTGTATATTTCTTTACTGCTTGTTTTAATTGCTTTGCAAATGCGGCGGTGTTGTCTTCATCCAGTTCAACGGATTCTTTGACAACTTTGATTTTACCAAATCTTTTCATTTGATTGCTCACGATATCTGCACCAAGTGGAACTTCAATAACTCCAAGTTTTCCTCTTAGTTTCTTTTTCTGACTGTATGTATTTTTGATATATTGTCGTGCAATTTTTTCTGTGGGAAATGCTTTGATAAACATACCACTCCCAACGCCAGCAACAGCAAATTCGGTTTTACCTTCATCCAGTTCAACGGATTCTCTTAAAGTTTCCTTCTTCCAAGTATCAAGCAACTTCATAAACTTGTCGAATGGAAGTTCGCCACTCTTTGGTTTCCATGGCATATTCCTGTTGTTGTATCTCACCTTACCGTTTCCAATAAGGAAAGACCAATCACCTCTACCTCTACCTTGTTGATATTCAACACTGTTGGGGCTGGAAATCTTTAATTCCTTGGATAGTTTTGCAGTAACATAATCACCAAATGAATCTGTCCATTTATCTTTGTGCTTTGCTACACTGTCGATGAATTTAATAATCTGCAATGCCTGTTTGTGCATTTTCGTATGCAGAGCGGTGTGTGCTTTAGTAAACCTCGCCATCTCTCTGTCACTTAGAACCTCATCCAGTTCAACGGATTCTTTTGCATAGAGAGGATTTCCCTTTGCATCTTTCCTTGCAACAAGTTTATGTTTCTTTGCAAAGTCCATTGCCTTTTGATGACTAACATGACTACCGTGGTATGCGAACATCTTGATGCGACCCTTCTTTGGGTCACTGATGGTTGCCATTAATACTTTGTCTTGGTTTGAACGCAATTCACCCCTATGTCCCAGAGGTCTTTGAATAACAACAAACCTCGCAGTCTTATTGAGAGAGGATGGCACATTTATTAGAATCTTTGACTTAGGGTGTTGAATAATTTCTGTGGTTTTCTTATCCGCAGGGATGTTCGTGTCCCCACCGAACCGTTCATTCAACTCTGATTCATCATATTCTGTTGATGCAGTTACTGGTATTCCTACCATCTTATTATATTTTTTAATTTTCTTCGTATTGTCTTTTTTGCGTTTTCTCTCACTTCTACTAAACTTATCCATCTTTAGTCTTCTAAGAATACTTGATTCATCAACTTCAACATGGTCTTGTAACTTCTTCCACCTATCCGCAACATACGCATCCAAGTTGCCGTGGTCTTTGTAAGAACTCTTTTTCACAGGTTGTTTCACAGGTTGTTTCACAGGTTGTTTGACTTCAACGGATTCACTAACCTCTTGCTTTGGTGGAACAAAATATGACATCGTTCCATATCTGTCGTCTTTGACAATGATAGGTTGACCTGGATTTCGGTGTGCATATGAGCGAATCTCTTGATTGTCAATTTCTTCCATGTTTAATTTCTTGTTCCATCTTTCATATCGCATTCTTCCGTGCATACATTTTGCATAATCATCACTGGATACAGTGAAAACTGGACAACCTGCAAAGGATTCATTCTTTTTCTTTCTTCTTGGTTTAATGGCAAGTCTATCTGCTTCCCTTCCAGCAATTTGTGGTAAACCATCAAGGGGTTCAATAGATTGATGCAGTCCGGCAATACCAGTACCATTGCCACCACCTGTAGATGAATTCGCAGCCACTTCTTCTGTAAACTGTTTATATGTTTTTTTCATACTATTATGTATCATTTGAATACCCTTCCCAGAATTTTTGTCTTTCTATATTTGATTTTTTAAGTGGTCTATTTGATTTTGGTCGTAAACTTCTCTCAACCACAATCTCTCCATCCATACTTTTTTCCCAATTAATACATCCTGCACAAAAACCATCCACACAACAGCAGTGATGATTTATATTATCTTCACATCCTGCATTTATACAATCTTCACAAAGAGTAATTGGACCACCTTGAGAATCAACACAACCACAAGATACATCCGATGAACATATATTGTAAGGATGAATTTCAGGAGGATAACAATCAACTCCTTCTTGATATGTACCATTATACAAGGTGGCACAAACATTCTCTGTTGCATCCAAACAGAGCCAGTGCGGGTCAGTTTTTAAATTCCCCGGTGTTGGATTTCTGCCCGATTGAAAACAACATGAACCTATTGGACCATCAGGGCAAAGAGATGTTGAACAAGAAACACCACCACCTTGAAATGTACCACCACTATTGATGCATTCCAGTGGTGTAAGGTCGGCGCAATTACCATTTCCAAGACAACATGCGCCACTCGGACTCCAGTCACAATCATCATGGTTTGGAGTACAACTTTCATTTGGATGTGTGGGGAGATGTCCGGGGTTGCTGTAACCACATTTTACTTCCATACACGATTTTAATCTTCCCCAGTGTGTGTCATTCCAATTAGTTGGATTAACATGACCACACCAACCTCCTTGATGCATTCTTCCTAAATCTTCGCAAGTATAACATCCATCTAGTCCATGTCCTTGACAATTCGTGGTACTGTGATTTGTCCATCTTAATCTATAACATCTAAGTAATAATTTGCTTATTCTTTCTTTTTCTGCACAACATTCTGCTTCAGTGGCAAAACCACAGTGACTTCCAGTTGCACCTGTTGCACCTGTTACAAAATTATGTGGAATTATCTCATTAGTTACTGCACACTTACAATTTTCACTGCAAAGTATATCTCCAAAAGTAGAGTCATTACATATCGCACAACATGTTGGGTCTGTAATATGACCCCATCCACAAGATTCACATATATCATGTTCAAAAGCATCAGGGTTTATTTGATAAGGACCACAATCTTTTCCTCGTTTTTTCGCAGGTATACTTTGATTTGGAACTTTTGGTCCTGTACTTGGTGGGTCACAGTGACCATTGTCGCAACTACTACCACATTCCACTTTTCGCATACAATCATCCAAGCAATCTATGCACGGACAACAATGATTTACACCTTCCATACAGTCTGTTCCAGACATTGCCCTTTCATCTCCAATAGTACCAGGTCCAGTGGGGGTGTACTGCGGAACGATGTCGTACCTTCTTTTGAAAATGCATTTGTCGTATTTTTCTTGTGCCCGTTGCATACAGTACTCGAATTCAATTTCTGCTAAGTTCGTGCCGTACTCATTATCAAATTTTACATTACACGCCATCGCCAATGTGCATTCCAGAATATCATTATTGTGGTAGCACTCACATTGTTCTATATGTTGGTCAGTCTGTTGATTTGGCATTTCGTCACAAGTTTTTCTCATGTTAGCAATCACTGGTGCAAAGGCAGCAATGCACTGTGCCCAGCACATATTTTCGACATGGTCTGTGTCCATACAAGGCTCATCATCGGGGTTTGGACAATCCTCGAACGGAACTTCACTACATGGTGTGTCTGACCAAGAGTTTTCGGGGTCTAAAGCACCACACATCGACTCGGACATATTTTCGCATGTACACGCTCCAGAGAAAGGCATGAGGCAACCACCCATCTCACCATCTGGTGGGCACTCAAAATTTGAACATCTTCCCCCACCATGATAATCATTGTCGTGCCACGGCTGGCTCCCGTCCTCGCAGGCAATAGAAGGAACACCATTAATACACCATCCATCTCTGTATATACACGATTTACATATATGCCCCGAGTCAGGTCTCAAATTTGGCCTCTTATCGTCATCAGGAACGCCTGGCCCCATCATACTTCTTAATGGTACTGCATCACCATTCATATCAATCAACCATCACAATCTTTTTTACGAACTCGTTCACTCATCATATGGTCTGCTATATTTCTTTTTATTTGTTTGCGAACTTCTCTTGGATTTTTATTTCTTGTAGAAGCCTGTTCATTATTAATTTTTGCAATGGTACTTCTCCTTTGGTCAGGAGTCATATTTTGCGGAACAAGTATATTTCCTATCTTCTTTGGTTTTGATGCTGGCATCCTAGAAGATTGTTTATTCTTATTTTTGTTCTTTCCGCAACCACATCCCATTATGAACTCCTAGTAATATTCAATATCTTTTGAATTTGTAATTCGCATTTGGCTTCTCTTTGACCACCTGGCCAGTAGAGATAATCCTTTACTTTATTCTTTTTCAAGTTTACAAGTAGTGGTAGTGTTGCCTTTTCAATTTCTTCCATCTTAACCTTTAATAATTCATCATACTGTTCTTTGACAGCATATGAACCTTCGCATGTTGAATTCATTTGAAGAATCAAATCCAACTTCTCTTGCATATCTTTGATTTCATCGGGAGTAGTTTGGTCATCAAGTTGAACCAATGCATTCAGTTCATCTTCATCGGCTGCTGTAAATCCGAAATCGAAATCTCCACTTGAGTATTCTTCTGGAATTTGTGGTTCGTCTGCCATTTTTATTCTCCTGCTATTTCTTCAAATAGATTGTTTACCATACTGGTTTCAGTATCTTCTATATTTAGACCATATTCTTCTCGTATGTGTTCTCGTATTTCTGCCAACACTTGTTCTCCATCAACACCAAGTTTTTCTATGTCATCTTTCAAAAGAACCATGGCTGTTGGAAGTCTTTGTAGGTTTGCTTTAAGTGATGGGTCGGGAACTTTTGCGATTATCTTTTTGAAATTAATTACCAACCTATTAAAAGCATCCACAGATTTTCTTTCTTGGTTTGTAGTAAGTTGGTCTAACTTCTTTATAAACTTTCCCTTAGAATCAATTATGCCAAGGTCGTAAGCATCCATTTGCTTGAACGGAGTAGTCATGGCTTTGATAAACTTAAATACAGTGAAAGCACTTATTACTTTGTTAAGTTCTCTGGTATCTTCATATATCATTACAAGTTCTCCAATTCTGTTTTTATTCTATTTTCTATAGGAATTTTTTCCAACGATGCTTCTGGAATTGAATGTGGTAAATATTGAAGGTATGAAAGAAATGATTTTAAATATGAATGAAACTTTTCTTCTATCCTGTAGAATAATATTCTACAACATGCTTCTGAACCAAATACATTATTAAGAACTATTAAATGGTTTAGAATTAGACGAGTTCTCAAATCTCCGCTTTTTTCATACTTTCCAAAAAGTCTTTTAATATACTTTATTTTATTCATGTCTTCGTAAAACTCATCCATACTTTCACACTGTGGATTTGTATACATTTTCATGGTATACATTGTGAAGTTATTCTTGTTTAAATTTTTAAAGTCCATAATAAATAATTCAATTCAGATATCAATCCTCCACGGAAGGAACAATTTTAGCATCAAGTAAGTACAGTCCGCCATCTTCTTGGTCTGCACTTACTCTAAGTGACAAACCAACACCGTTATTAAATTCTTTGATGTTATCACCTCTATAGAATCCAGTACTTAAATCGTGAGTTGGTGTTGTTCCGAATGAACCACCCCACCTTGCAAGAGGAAGATGTAATTCTTCGGCAGTTATTGTGGAGTTGTTATTCCATTCAAAGTCTAACCCTGTTGTGTTTAATTTATGGCGAATTTGAACCATTGCTGTCCTTGGACTGAGGAATTCTTTGTCTGTGAAAGAATTCAGGAATGAATTAAGCCTTCCTACTTGTTCTTCGTTTTCTACACGATGAATACCAAAGTCATCTCTCGCACTTCTGGCCGCACCACCATTTACGACTTCACCACCACCACTTTCTGTGATATTGTCCATTTTTTCTTGTAATTCTTTATATGTTTTCATACAGTTTCTCCATTAGTAGATTGTTTCATATTATTTATTCTTTTTAGGCGTTTGATTTTTGTTCCAGTGAGCAAAACTTTGTATTTTTGTTCCCACCTCACCGTTATTATAAGGATATCCCTTTAAGGGGTCTTCAAATCCTGTTTTTGCATCTATCCCTGTGGTAGAAGTTTTATATCTTTTCCAAGTTCCGTTTGAAGTTGCTGGTTCTTTCAACTTACTGACATCTTTGGGGTTTGGCAGTTTTTTCTTATTTGCCATGTTTATTCTTCTTTAATATATCTAATTGAATTTCTACCAAACCTCTTGCATTTTCAATATATTCTGATACTTCTATTTCATCTGCACCATCTGCATGATTCCAACTACACCATTGTACCATAACATATCCTACTGCTTGACCATATTTCTTGATTGGTAGGAAAGAAAATGCAACGACATTGCTATTTTCCATGAATTGTTTGCACCACGAATCTTCCAATTCGTCTACTTTATATACTTGTGCATCATCTGATTGGAGTAGCATTAAACCATCCACACACATGGATAGTAATAGTTCTTGTTTTAATGGCATCTCTGATGAAACACCTTTGTCTAGTGATTCGTGAGTGAGGGACATTTTCTTCATGGATATACCATCAAGGAATTCACCACCATTATGAAATTGTACTATTTGTGCCCTTGCACAATTGGTTTTCACTCTAAGTTCTGTAAGAGTTTCATGTAAAACAGTATGCACATTCCAGAAGCAATTGTCTGGAAGATTTACTATCTGTTTTTTAGATTCTTTTCTTTCCTTTAGTAACATACCAATCTTTCCTTTATTAATCAAATAATAAAATGCAGTACTTATGCCTGCAATTACTGCTGTAATTATACCTCCAATTTCGTACCAATGTGTTAGGTTATTCATATATAGGTGCCTTACCTTTTATAGTTCTTTTGAGAATTTATCATTTATGGTCATATGTGGAGTATCTTTTAAATACTTTTTAAGTAATTCTTTTGTTCCCATATCACCTGCACCGTGTTCTTCGTTAGTCTTTTTTCTCCACTTATTGTTATCTCGTCCCCTGTTGAAACTTCTGTTCACCATTCTTAGATTTTTTGGTGAGTTGTTTAGTGGATTTCCGTCTTTATGGTCTAAATCCTTACCATCACCAACAGATGCTCTACCAGAACGAATCAGTTTGTTTCGTGCATTTGTCCTTGCACTTCTTCGTTCTCGTTGTTCTGGTTTTGCACCATATTGCTTTAGATATGCGGTACGATTTGCATCAGTAGCACTTGCAGATGCATCTCCCGCACCTGCACCTTCTTTAATTGGATGTGCATGAAGGTCTAACGGTTTTGGTGGGTCGCCCAATTCCCAACCTTTATCTCGTCCAAGAGTTTTATCAAACAAATCTTTAGTATGTTCTTTTCCTTGCTGTGGATATTTGGGAAGCATCATAATAACATCCTCATAAAATTGTGATTCGTGTATAAAGTTAGGACAATCTCCTTGTTCTATAAAGAAATTTAAAAGCATTGGCCAATCACTATTATCTTCTTCAATTTCTATATGTTCATATCCACTTGTCCACCTCATTACTTCATCAATCACCTGTCCACCGTTTCCAATTCTACTAAGAATTGTTTCTAGAACATAGAAATAATCAATGAATAATTCTTCACCTTCTTTAATTTCTTTTAATGCATGTGCAGTAAAGTTTCCATTGTTTTCTATTAATGAAATATTTTCATTTATATGAGAATGATTTGTCCATCTACAGAAATCTGTTCTTTGATATGAAGGAACATCTTCTAACAGATTGAGATAGTATAGTGAAATTTCTTCACCTGCTTTTATATCCTCTGTTGCAAAAGAACCTAAACCATGAACAGATGATTCTTTAAACTCATATGAATCGGTAACACTGTAAGTTTTACCACCTTGCTCTGCTGAAGTAATAGTGCCTGGTGCTAAACCTTGTAATTTTTCTGATGCTTTTGCTTGTTGTTGTAATTGTTTTTTCTTTGCTTTTTCGTCCCAACCTGATTGTTCAATAAATCCCTTCACAACCTTATGACTTTTTTCTCTTTCAGACATCATTCGGAATTGCTCATTGAACAATGCATTTTCTTCTTCGGGACTGAGTGCAAGTCCTTCTTCTCTTTCTTCTTCTTCTCCTGTATTTTTCAACACTGAAACTTGGTGAGTTTTAAAACCCCTTTCACCATATACTTTAATTTGAGTGGTTTCTTCAGACTCTTGTTCTAGTCCAATGTCAGACCAGTCTTCAATTTCAGAAGATTCCATATCTTCTATATCCCACCCCATATGGTCTATCAGTTTAAGTGGGTCACCCTTTACATTATTAAGTTCTTTAGAATTCCGTTCTGCAACTGCTTTACCTGCATCGACATCCTGTTTGAATAGTTGCATTGCTTCATTTTTGTCGATTTCTTCTAATATTAATCCTTGATGGTGTGCAAAGGAATCTATAATAGAATCTGGTTCTTTAGTATGAACTTGTAAGGCAGCGTATCCTGCATAGTCGCCCAGTTTTAAATTAGAACCCATTTCCTTATCTGACCTTTTCATCAATTCCTCAACACTTATTCCTAAATCGTCTGCATATGCTTTTAATTTCTTTGATTTTTGTCCAGTTTTCCAAGAAAAAGCAGTATCAGATTTCTCCATAATTTTGTTTATTGTTGCCTTACCTTCGGCACTCCCTTTTCTAAGGTCGCTCATTGAAACATTAGTACCGTCTGCACTCATCGTCAACATATATTCTGCTACTTTAGATGTATTACAACCACAGTCACATCCTGTGTTACAACACCCACAGAATTTACAACATCCTGTGGCTGCTTCGGTAAATAATATTTCTTTAAATTCTTTATTATTATTAAATACAGTATTGATTCTTTTTGCTAAATCTTTATGAAATTCATTACCTTCTTTTATTTTATTTACAATATCTGGATGGTATTTTGAAATGTCAGTACCTTCCCAATGCTCTGGTTGTGGTGGTTGTCCATAAACAGAAGACCACGAAACTCCATTCGCACCAGGTCCAGTAACATCCCACCACTTTGGTCCAGTATTTTCGTTACACCCTGCACAACGATATGTGCCACCTTCGGTAAACCATCCCAAAGGACCGACCCCGATTCCAGTGCTTAGATGTGTCCTCTCTCTATTCTTTAAGTCTTTAATTATTCCATCAACCAACTTATGTGTTTCTTTATCCATTCCCATTGTGCTTTCACAATTTATTTTACCTCCACATTTTTCTTTTAACACCCCTCTTGCCATTTCAAACATTGCAACTGCTTCGCCTGGAGCAGAAGATATAAGTCTAGAAGGACCTGCTTTTACAGACACACCATATCTTTTTTCTTTACCCTTACTGTCTGTACGAACTAGAATGATATCACTTTTGGAAGTTGGACCACTTCTACCCGCATGGCTTTTCCAGTACTTTGAAATTCCTTGTTTCTTTTCTCCAGGAATTTTCTTACCTGCATGGATGGCTTTCCATGTATATTCTTCGTTTTCATCACCCAGTTCACCTTTAGAATTTGCATCCATGAAGTCTTTTACTCCACCACGACCTTCAAAAACTCTTTTTGCCACAGAGCCTTCTTCAAGACCATACATCTCTGCTTTTGCTTGACTCATTGTAATACTTGAATCTATTTTGCCTCTGTCTGTTGAAGATATGTCACCATCATATCCATTTCCAAAATGTAAATTGATGTGGTCTACAATTCCTGCTTCTACATCAACTGCATCAAAGTCTGTCGGATATGTTGCTTTTCCTTTTGGTTTTTTCTTCAACAACTTGTTGACTTGGTTTTGCATCTTTGCAGTGAGTTCTGCTTTGATTGCTTCTTTCGGTTCATTTTCAATTGCAGCGATTTCTCCATCTGTTTGCATTGTAGCAAGTTTGGTCTGTTTCTTTGCAAGTTTCTTTTCTTCTGGACTCAGTTCAGGTTCAGGTTTCCCTTCACCTTTTTTATGTTCACCACCCTGTACTGCTCTTGTGTCATCAACTGCTTTTTGTTCTTTTTGTTTCAAACCAATTGCAGTCGCACTATCTGTCCAATCAAAAGAATCAGGTTCATTTGCATATTTTTGTGCTACACCTTTGATTTGTTTTGCAGTACCTTCTTTTTCTACTGTGTGGTTCTTGGCAACTTTGTCTACCACTGCATGTTTTTTACCATTCTTTGTCTTTACAAGATAAAATACTGGCTCTTTCTTTCTTCTGTTTGCCTCGTCATTTGCTTTTACTCTTGCAACATTTTCTCTATCTTCTATCAAGACTTCGTTTTCAAAATTATAGTCAATACTTTCAACTGCTTTTGCTGGGTCATTTGTTGTCATTCTTGCTCTCACTTTTACTAGTCTTTCTTTTTCTGCTTTTTGCATTGCAGGCATCATTTTCCTGGCAATCGCGGCAATTCTTTTCTTCTTCTTCTTTATTTTTGCATCAATCTTTTCTCGTTGTAGGAATGGAACATCTTTCCACTTCATACCCTTGATTAACTTATCTCTCACTTTAGTAACAGCGGCTTTATTGGCTTTCTTTACTAAATCCTTTTTACCTTTTCTTCGTTTTTCTTTTAGTTTTCTTTTTCTTGCTCTTAACTTTGCAGTTCTTTTTGCAGACCTTGCCATCTTCCTTCTTGTTTGAACTGAAATCTCATCCAATTGAACGGATTCTTTCATATCTTTCATTAAGACCTTGACTGTCTTGAGGTCAATTCTCATAATATTTGCAATCTGCTGGGCAGTTTTGCCTTCCTTAACAAGCATATGGAATTCGGACATCTTACTTTCAGCAAGATAGGATTCTGCAAACTCTACAAACTCATCATAATCAAACCAAGTTTCTATAATTTTACCACGAACTCCCATACCCTTTCGTACTGCTTTGAATAGTTTTAATCTATCTGCTTCAGAAACATGAGAAGGTATACCCAATTTAAATGCATTGAAGTTTCCTTCAGCAGCCGCTGCCCTCATTTTAGATGCAGACATACCTTCAACACCTTCTGCATCTGGGTCCCTCTCTCCTGCGGATACAACATCGAAGTTTGCGATATTTTCATATCCTTTTTTTCCGATGTACTTCTTCATACCGTTTTTAAATTCTGAAACTCTATCTGCACCCACCACCATAGTAATATCTGTGTATCCTTCTTTACTTAACTGTTGTAATACAGTAAAGGGGTTGCCAGATTTATTATTTACTATAACATTTGTATCTTTAAGCACTTTTTTCATAAATCTAGACTTATCTACCGAAGATAGTGGATTTCTTTTTGCATCTTGAGTATTACTTCCATATATTTTATAATCTGCACCCCTTCGTCTGGCTTCTTCTTTTACTTTGGTTGCAAGTAAAAGATGGCCGGTTGTGGGTGGATTAAATCTTCCGAAGGTAAAAACAATTTTTTTCATATTAGACTCCCAATGCGTATTATATGTATAAAAAAACAAGAGAGCATATATAATGGATACTCTCTTGTTTTAATTTTGTCCCCACTGGCTTCAGCGGGTTAATTTACTAATTGACCACCTCCTCCTCTTGTTAGAAGCCAGTGGGGGTATTTTTTAATTTAAGTTATTGATTCCAAGGAAACTTTTGTTTTACCCAGTTCCATAGGGGTGCGCCTAAAAAGGCACCTGCTACGAACACCAGTGCGGTAAACCACACAGTGCCTAAAAATCCGTCTATTGTTGCTAATGTTGTCATAATCTTTCTCCTTTATGATGTTTTCCTACAAGTGTAACCTTTATGGTGTGACCTTTCACCCTTTATAACTTTGTGTATTGCACCTTTGTTTAAGTCGTTATCACGGCAAAACTTTGAAAGGTTTTCCACTATGGTTATATTTCCGTCACCATCCTTAAATTCATATTGTGTCTTCTCGTCTATATGTATGCTTCGCCATTCCCAGACCCTACCACTTTTTACAAATTCTCCACCATGCTCTGAAAGAAATGCTTCACGGTGTATGTGTGCCTTGGAATCTTCATTGCATTTTACCCATTCACGAGTGTTTCTTCGGTTTATTAAATCTTTATTCATAATTTATCCTTTAATCCAATTTTTATCTGCTGTAAAATTGGCTTTACTGAATTCCAATCTATCCACGAACTTCACAGCATTACTGGTATATTTATCAATCGCCACATATCCTTCTGGTGCAGTTACCTTGAATCCAGTTGGAGTCTGGATAAATGTTCCTATGGATTTTACCGATTCTAATTTCCTCAAGAGTATAATCTTACCCTTTGCTATTACGGACCTTAAAGAGAAAAGAGAATCCAATTCTGTATTTTTTGAGTTAAGATATTTAACTATATCATTTCTTGCTGATTCTTTTTTCTTCTTGGCGCCCTCTGTTTTAAGACCATCAATCTGTCCTTGTATTTTGTCATTCACAAAACTTATGAACTCCTCTGTGGACAGACTGAGTGAACCCTCTCTAACTTTAGAATTTGCGTAAATATTTAAATTGTCTATCACCATTTTGTTATTTACAACATCATCCAAAAATGATTTAGATGATGACAATTTTACTTTTGCATCGGAGATTACACTTTCAATCGTGGTTGACTCTGAACTGGTAAGAGTTGCTGTGCCACTCACATCCTTGAAGTATGCATCTTCCACCCACACCATTCTACTTTTCTTTAATGATTTTACATTAACACCAAACGATGCAGACATGCTTGATATATCTCTACCTGAGTATGAAGTATGAAAAACTATACCCATCTTTGCACTTTTAATTCTTTTACCTTCATTTGAATCTACAGGAATTGCATATGTAATTGTATTGGGAGTGAAAACATAATGACTTATACCATCTATAGATTTTGTTTTTACATCACTTGGACCAAACATCATATCTCCTTGAAGCACCCCTTTGATTGGCAGTTTCTTCAAATATTTTAATGCGGTTGTGAGTTTACCCACCACACCACCTTTATGATTTTTTCGTATATCTGATGGTGTGTAGTTTATCTTTGGCGTTTTATTGAACACACTTTTTGAACCAACAAAGAATTTACCATTCTCTGGATTGATTCCACATATAATTGCAGGTGCGCCATCCCACTTCACTGTTGCATTTGTTTTTGACTTGGTGTTACCATTAAGCATTAATGCAATTTCTTCCAAGAATGAAATTGCTTCTGAGGCTCGTTCACTGCCCTCGAATACCAAATCCTCCACATGTATCATGTGGGTGTTCTTACCTTCTACCAGACAATCTGTGAATGTTTTCATACCATATTTAGGGTTTTATTATGTTCATGATATTTTTGTATGGTATCATGTAAAGGTTTAACATAGTCTATTGTGTTGCCAGTGAACACCTGACATGGCATTCCGTCTTCATTAGAAACAATTATATTAAATTTCTTAATTTCTGTTCCTGTTCTTTCTTGCCACATCAATGCATATGCTGTTCCTTGAAGAAAATAGTTCTGAATGTCTGCTTCATACTTTTCTCTTGTGCTTCCCTTGAAATCTATAATTGACAATTCGCCATTATATTCTGCAACACAATCTACTCTCCCTGCAAGTCCCAAAGTTTTACTCCATAGTGGCACTTCAAGTGCATGGATATTGCCTATTTCGTCCAATTTTGATTTCATTTGCATAAACAAACTAGCAACCACTGGAGGTTTTGACATCAAGTTGATGCTCTTGTTGTTTAGATAATCTTCAATGGTTTCGTGAAGAATGTTGCCTCTGTTGAGAACCCTTCTTGATTCTTTTGGATTCTTTTTTCTCCACTCTTTGAAGAACTGGCTTTTTTCCCAACCCACCACAGTAGTAACACTAGGGTATGTACCAGATGGCGTTTCATAGTGCCTAGTGCCATTTGCGTTGGTTGTTGCGGGGATATCTAGAAAATCAATTCCAGCCTCATTATGTTCAAACACTTTCTGCATATTCATATTATAACTCCTTTTTCACATATGTCAATAATATATAGTATAGATTTAGGAGGTATTTATACATGGCACATCTAAACAGCAAAACTACCGATGGCACATTATCATTTGAGAAGTATGTTTCAAAGAATCCAAAGTGGCATTCTAGTATGGAATTTATAGTAGAGAATGGAGTGACCGAAGCACCAATAGTAGAAATAAAAGAAAACAGACCATTTGAAACAAAATTAACTGTGAAGCAGGGTGATAAATTATACATTCCAAGCAAATCATATAAGACAATAAACAACAACAAAAGGTTTACAAAGGTTAGGCTTATAAGTGGAGGCGTTGGATATTTAGAATTAAGGTTTATACGAAAACCCAGCAATGCAGATGTGATGAAAACAGAACTGAGAGCAATACGAGATTTAGATGATGCAATAAAAAGTGCAGATGCGCCAATAACAATAGTAGTAAATAAAACTGGCGCAAAACGAAAAAAATTTACAGTTAAAGATATTGTGGGAGCAAGAAAGATAGGAGGTACACCAAAAGCCGACCTTGCATTGTTTAACAGTAAGGGCAATCCTGTGTTTTGGATATCTCACAAAAAAGCAGGGGATGCATCTGCATTCCAACAATATTCTGGTATATCTGCACAGTCTGGTGCATCAATATATCAACACACAGAATGTCAAAACTTTATGAAAAGTGTTTCACAGTTTATTGAAGACGATAAATTATCCGTACCTCTGTGGAGCGAAATAAAAGACACCACATTGAGAAGGATGGCAATATATGGACCAGATGTGGTGTCTGGAATTAAGTTCGGACAAAACAATGTTCAATTGATTGGTCAGGGTGACCCAGTTCTTAAACCCATTAACGAGGATGTATTCACTCTGAGTTTTTCTTCTCATGTTGCAACAAATGAAGATATTTCTGGTTTAGGTGGGGACTATGAACCTGTGTTTGTTGCTACCTATCGTGCAGGCAGAGGATTCTCTGTCGGTGGTGAAACATATAAGGGAGCAAGGTTAGGTATTGCTCCCTATGCTATGGTTAAAAATAGAAAAGGTATACGAAAAGTATAGATTAATTGTGAGTCAGACAGAAGGTCTTCCAAACTTCTTCCCAACAGGGTCAGATGAGATGCCAGTTTGCGTTGCTGAATCGTCGCGTCGTTGTTTAATTTGTTCCTTACCAAGTCCTAATTTCTTTTGGTGTCCAAAAAATTCACGAAATGCTCTCATACCTGCTTCTTTTCGTGCGTCATATGAAGCATGAACTGGAACTGGTTTTTGAACTGGTTTTTTCGTCTTATCTTTACCACCCAATGCATTGCCAATCGCACCACCTGCAACACCACCTATGATACCACCTGCAACAGTTCCAACAGGACCTAAAGCACTACCCAAAGCACCACCTGCAAGACTACCTGCAACACCACCTGCAATTTCACCCTTAACGCCTTCAGTTTCTAATTCTGCTTTTGGTTTTAATTTGTTGCCAACTTTCTTGACGCCCTTCTTGGCCACCTCGACGCCCTTCTTGGCCACGCCTGTGGCAACATCTGTGGCAACATCTGTGGCAACACCACGAACAACTTCTTTCCCGGTTGCTTTCAATGCAGGTCCAGCCACGGCTTTCAATGTTGAAAAAGCGGGCGCAACCAACTCATCAACTTGTTGAACTTGTTTCATAGGGTTGAAATGAGAACTTCTAAAGTCCTGCATTGGTTTGTTATCGTTTTGAGCAGTTTGAGCCCAATTTATAAAATCGTTTTTGTTAAACATATGAATTCCTTTACTTGTCGTCCCAAGTTTTCTTTTTCTTTCCAATCCCAGTTACTGCGGCGCCTGCATCACCGAGTGCATATCCCAAAAGACCCCCAACAACCATACCAGCAGGACCTCCAAGACTACCCAATGCCGCACCTGCGGCAGCACCTTTCGCACCTTCTCTGACAGAAATACCAATTCTACTAACACCTTCTGCAACTCCACTGCCTGGATTGTCCTTCTGGTACTGTTCTAAATCTTTTTTATCAATGGTCTTAACTTTACCTTTTGAGTCATGTACCAACACTTCTGTCTTTTTGTCTTTTAGTTGTCTTGGAGGAGTTGCAACTTCAGGGGCTTCATCTAAAGATGCACCATCGTGTTCAACATGGTCATAAGTATCCCAAGGTCCAGATTTCTTTTCATCTTTAGGTTTCTTTGGATTAGAACCGGCACTTTCTCGTTCTCTTTGCGCTTTTATTTTTTTTGCTTTATGCTCTCTATCCACCTGCATTTGCTTAAATGCGGATTCGTCTACCTTATCAGTCCACCCACCAAATGCTTTACCACTCGAAAGATGTTCTGTTGCTTTTGCGACTATATCATTAAGTTCTTTATTGTTATCTTCCATTGGTACACCTTTTTGTTTTTTTCTATCGAATGGTCGTGGACCTGGGAGTCCACTCAGAGGTTCTTCTAGATTACCTTGCTGTTCTTGCATATAGTATGTATACATTTAGGAACTCCATGCATCTTAACTAATGCGGTTATATATATAATATAACAAGGAGATTTCATCATATGGCTTTACCACAATATAATTCTATGCAAGAACTGAACACTGGAAACGGTGGAAATAATACTGGACGATGGAAAGGTTTCATGCAATCAAATGGTGCAGGTGCAACTGCCAGTATTAGTATTACTACATTTAATGGTGAAGGTTTAACCTTTGATAATGTTAAAGCAGATACGGTGTATCCAATTGCCTTTAGGTCTACCTATGCAGTAGGATGTACCGCTGCAAATGGAGCAACTAATCCAATTACATTTTATGGTATGAATTAAAAACCCTTCGCACCACTTACCCAATTAATATATTGTTCGGTTGCTTCTGGATTTGATTCAAAAGAATCCCATCCAGAATTTTGTGATTCATTAAGTTTATTCCACCTTCGGGTGGACTTTGATTCTTCTGCCACAATATCTTCATATCGTTCTCGGTCTACTGATTCTAAATATTGCTTAAATGATTTCATTGTGCTTTAGCAAGGTGTTCTGGCTTTCTGCCGTCTTTACCCACTCTCCACTTTCTTTGTTGTGCATCATATTTTGCTTTCGGAAATGGTGGCCACTTCTCGTTATCTTTCATCGAGGCATTATAGGTTGCACTAAATGATTGGTCTTCAAAGTCTACAGCCGGTTCTACTGCTTCTATATTTAAATATTGCTTGAATGACTTCATGTAAATATATTTATATAAAAAAACAACCACACTAGGTGGTTGTTTCTTTTTACTGTTTTATTGTTATACTTATGCAGGTTGTTTCTTTTTGTTCCCTGCTTGTTGTATTTTGTGTCCTAGATATGCACCTGCAACAGTTCCAACAGGACCTAAAGCACTACCCAAAGCACCACCCGCAACACCACCCATAACACCTTCAGTAACACCGAAGTATTCATTTACAGCAAGACATGTTGCATTCAGTTCCATGATTGCATTTGTAATGTCATCGTCATCTGTGTCTTCGTTCAGTTCACCACCAAAATATGATTCAAGAAAAGAAACTACTAATGCTTCTTCAAGTTCTTGTGTGTCTATTTCTGTTGATTCTTCAACTTCAACTTCTTCCTTGCCTTCGTAAAGGCTTCGTTGATTGCTGTTGAGTACATTGTGAATGCTTGCTAAATGTCGTCTAAATTCGTTTGTGTTCATATGAAACTCCTATGGTTTGTTTACTTATGTATAATATGGTATATTTCAACCTTTCCATCTCCTGCCGGTTCTATTAGTGGATTTGTCTAATCCTTCATGGTATTTCTTTGGTATATTATTTTTGATTCTCCCCATCATTTCCGACCATTGACCACCTGTTTTCTTGTCGGGTGTTAAATTCGTATCAGAACCAAGACCTGGCGTCACACCAGCCCAAGACTTTGTGACTTCCTTTTTGCCACATTCTGGGCAAGGTTCTTTTGTTGGTTTCATGTCATCGTCCATCATTTGAACGGATTCAAACAGGTGTTCACAAGCATTACATCGATAATCGTATGTTGGCATAATATATTTCCTTTATGTTCATATTATTATATATAATAAGTAAAAGTTATTTTAATAAAGAGGAATACTATGCAACCAAAACAATTTAGAAATCTTATAGAATCTGCCAGAAGTATTGTTAATCCTATGGTGGAGAACGGTGACCATGACTGTAAGGGTAAACATGACCATGAAAATGAAGACAGTGTACATCATGAGATTAAACACAAGGGAAAGACTTGTAAACAAGCACATCCCGGCATGGAACACGAAGAATGGGAAATGTCACAGAATGAAGGTCATGATGATGTTGAAGGCGTTGAACTAGATGAATATTCATCAACAAGTGATGCAGGACAGAAACAAGCGAAATGGGCGATGCAGGTTAAACCAAGTACAATTAAAAAACATACTCCCAAGACAAATAAACAAGCGAAGTTACTTAGAAAGGTTTCTAGAAACCTGGAAAGACAAGATAAATTATATGCATCAACCGAATATGAACTACAAGACTCGACAAAGGAAAGTCTTGCTCGTTTTATAGGTGAAAAGATTGAAAGAGGCGAGGATGGAATAAAGAGGCTTAAAGGAGCATTCCCATCACAAGGTTCGTTTCATGGTATGTCACAAAAAGGACAGGATGCCGTAAAGGCAAGACGAGAGAAAGAAGCCAAGAGCAAACCAAAGCAACAGAACAATTCAGTAGAATATGATGGTGATGGTATTCAAGAAGTATCGTCTTCCTCAAGACGGGATGTAGGTAAATTAGTGTCACGGAGTATGCCTACCCTTCTCAAAGGCCTCGGAGGACCAAAAGTTAAACCCATTGCACCATCGATTGGTTCAAAACTCCGAAAAGCAAAGCCTATAAACAAACCAATCCCTAAATTATGAAATCCTTCAAGCAATATATTATTCCAGAAGCAATGAATCCTGTGGAAACTAAACCATCAGAATTCCCAAACCCATTACAAGGTACACTTAAAAAAGTGTTTCAGTATAAGGGTAAGCATGATGGTGATACCACAGATGATATAGTTAAAGTTAAAGCAAAACAATTTGATGCAAACAAATTAAAACCAACACAACAAGATGTATACTTAGGTAAATCATTAGGAATGGCAATCAACGGTGTAAAGGGTGGTGACTTGGGTGCTGTAGTATCTAAAGACGGTCATGTTCTTGACGGTCATCATAGATGGGCAGCGACCAACCTTAATGTAGACCCTACAAAAAAACCAATGAACAAACCACCACCAAGAATTTCTACAGAGTCAGTAAAGGTTGGAGGTGTGCAAGCAGATTTGAATATTGGTGACCTTGTTCCTGTGATGAGAGGTATTGGTGATTCAATGAATAACAAAAGACGAGGCGCACCAGAGGGTAACGATAAGAACATATTCCAATCAGATACTAGTGATGCAATGGATGCAATCAATCATGGCAAACATATGAACCCTAAGTTTTATAATAAAGACAAAGCACAACAGTGGTTAAAAGGTATTGGTGGAAAGAAGGAACTTAACAAGAGATTGGATTGGATGAGGCAAAAACATCCACCGGCCGGTTCACCATCAAGGAAAAATATGCCAGTCATAGACAACGACAAAGGTCAAGTCGGACAAGCATCAGGATTGTTGAATCGTGGTAACATAGATGTTCGTAAACCATACGCAAAAGTACAACAACAGAAATGAAACTAGATTGGAATAAAATAGTATCAAATGCAGTGACCGTATTGGTCGCGAGTGTGTTCATGGGTGCCGCATTACAATTGTGGAATGGTGTACAGACGATTGATTCACGAATCGATGCGAACCTCACAGACATCAAAGCCACGCAAAGTGTACTCGCACCGAAGGTAGACAAGATAGAAGAAAGACTTGCAGAGATACTGGTACACCTCGACCACGGTGATGAAATAATTAATTTCGAGAAGTCTACAAAGGGTTCACTTGAATTGATTGACGATGAGTATAGCAATCAACAGATGATGCAACAAAACCAGAGGACACCAAGATAATGTACGAATATAAAGCCAAACTTGTAAGAGTGATTGACGGTGATACGATAGACTGTGTTATTGACTTGGGTTTCAATGTACGACTCAAAGAGAGAATACGATTCAAGGGTATTGATACACCCGAAACTCGTACCAGAGATTTAGAAGAAAAGAAACTAGGAATTGCTGCCAAAGAGAGAGTACAGGAAGCATTTCGACACTCGGACGACTTCACCATCATCACAGAGATAGATAAGAAGGGTAAGTACGGTAGGATACTTGGAACGATTATGTTGCCAGACCGTAAGATATCCCTCAACCAAATGTTACTAAACGAAGGGCACGCAAAGGTATACACATGAATAATAATAAACCATCAAAAAAACTAGTAGAATCTATACAACAAGTAGTAAACGAAACGATGTCTGTTTCAAGTACCACTGCGAGTAAAGTTGCACACATGGGTGATGGAATATCATTGGTGGATACACCACCACCAACTAAAGTTGGTCAAATTCCAGTTGGTAAGGGTAAAAGAGTAGGACTCGGTTGGGTGTCTACACCAAAAGATTTTAAAGCAATAACAGATATAATTAAAGATGCTGGCATTAAAATTGAAGGCGACCCAGATGACCCAAGAGATGTACTCAAAGCACTGAACCAAGCAAAACATGAAAACCAAAAGAAACTTGCAGACGACCTTGCAAGCAAACTTAGTACGAGTATAGGACGACCAGAAGATGCAATCTCTGATGTCAAACAAGCCATAATTCAATACGACAAGGCAAAAGCCGAATTTAGTAAGCACACAGAAAAGATTGCAGACAAAATACATCGCATCAATAAAGGTGTAATTGAAAAGAGATGGAAGAACACAGACAAACAAGACGGTCAAGCATCTAAGTATGTTGCATGGGATATAGAAGAAACAGGTGAAGAACATGAAACACAAGGCGCGTTGGCGAGACCATTTGACCCGAAGGATAATCCGTTTCCGTGGTGGAATCCCTTTCGATATTATCCAATGAATCCTTACTCACCAATCTCCCCAATAAATGTATCTCCATTAAACCCATGGTCACCTTTGAGTCCAGTTCAATTGAATCCGCTTTTCCGACCTTTACGACCTGGTGGACCCGTGCAGAGGAAGTGGGATGAGTGGAAGAAGAAGAAACCGAAGAAACCGAACAAGCATATCCCGGGCCCGACACCAATAGTACCCATTGCGCCAGGTGGAACGACACCAGAAACTCCAAGGGAAAAAGAAGAAAGAGAAAGACAACCGTATGGTCCGATGGCAGGACAAGGTGAACAAGAAACACAAGGCGCACAAGGACCTGGACCAGGTTCAGGTTCAGATGGTACAATTAGACCTACAACAAATAGACTGAGTGATAGTGACCCAAAAGCCGCACAAGGACAACAAACACCAAAAGAGAGAATAATTGCAAATATAATACAAAAACAACAAACCAAGAAATTGAAAAAGCAAGGTGTACCCACAACCAACAGTGACCCAAAAGCCGCACAAGATTCAGAAACAGCAGAAGCATGGTGGGACCCGTTTGACCTGTACCAATACAGTCCATTAAATCCCGATAATGTAAATCCCGATTGGTTGCAACCGATTTGGAACGAAAAACATCCAGCAAATCCTCTCATCCCCACCAAACTTATACCGACCTTGTGGAAATACAGTCCATCAAATCCCAAATCTCCAACTTACATCCCACGATTTTTACCTACACCAGACGATGGTGATGAACAAGAAGAACCTGTGGACGAACCAACAATACCTGAAGTAGACCCAGATGTACTACCTTATGAAGAATTGCCGGTCAAGAAGCAACATAATGGACCATACATACCATATGAAGTCACACCATATGGTGAATATGAATCACAAGCCGCACAAGGACCTGGACAAGGTTCAGGTTCAGGTGGTACAATTAGACCGAGTGCCAGAAGAATTGCAAATGTAAAACGAATGTTGAAAAAGAAAAAGAAGAGTAGTCGCACCACTTAACATGACGCCATTCATTGTTAAATTATTAAACTACTATTGTCACTGGAACTTAAAACCCTAATGAAATCATTCAAACAATACATCGAAGAAAAGAAACAAACTTATGTCAAGGGGTGGACATTAAAGAATAAGATACACACATCTACGACCAACTTTCAAAACTGGCACATCAAACAAGTTGCAAACAATCTGAGCAAATTCGGTCTGAACAAAAGAAGTCTACTTAAAATAATAAATGATGCATGGCCAGATGCACCAGAAACTTTCCCAAACGAACATATAGAAGAATTAGAAAATGGTCTTGCAGACAACAATGTATACATTGAAGAAGTCTTGCAGAAGAAAGGGTATTGTATGTTTGTACTAGACCCTACACATGGTAGTATATCAGGATGGGATGAGAAATCTGCTAAACTAGGTGCAAAGGTATTAGACGACAAATATCTGCCATTTGAAAAAGATGGATTCAAGTTGTTTGAAATTAAAACTATAAAGGGTAAATCTAAGTACATCAAATCAAAATATGATTGGTACACTTGGTTAGATGGTAAACAGGCTGCCGGTAAACGAACAGAGATTGGTAGCACAATGGCACAGTTTAGAGAAGAATACATCACAGAGATATTAGATAGACCGCTCAAGTGGAAAGAGTTTATCAACACAGACAAAGAGAGAAAAGCAGAGTTTGATGTTGGTGACTACAGTTATACTATATGGATTCGACTTGGTAACAAAAGACAAGCAAAAATACTTGGTGAACCACGAAAGATGCATTTAGAATTTATGCTTTCTTCGGAAGGTGGTGTTTCAAAAGGTAATGACGATAAACACTTAATCCTAAAGACAGGAAATGCGGGTGCAGTATTCGCAACAGTCATTGATTATGCAAAGCATGTGGTCAAGCAAGAAAAAGTAAAAGAAATCCTATTCAGTGGTAAAGAAAAGTCACGGAAATCTTTATACAACGCAATGTTAAAGAGAATGAAGAGGATGGGTATAGTTAAAAGTTTTGAGCAAGAACACGGCGGATTCGTAGCACAAGTAGACTAAGTAAAATGAAATCATTTAAAGACTATCTTGAAGAAGTTATTAAAGTGCCAATTAGTGTAGGAGATACTGTTTTAGGTGGAAAGTTTAAAAATAAAAGAATAGTAGTCAAGTCTATAGGAAAGAATGATAAGGGAGACATTGCAATCAATGGAAGAC